TTTTGTTCGTCAAAATCCAATTGGTGATGACAAGGCTCCTACAAATCCTATCCGTCGATTTGTTATCAGTCCACAAATCTTTTCAATTATCAAGTCCAGTCTAATGGATCCTGAAATGGAAGAGTTGCCTACTGATTTTGTTCGTGGTCTTGATTTCCGTATTGTAAAAACAAGCAAAGGTGGTTATGCTGATTATAGCACATCAACTTGGGCAAGAAAGGAATCAGCATTAACTGAAGCTGAACAACAAGCTATTGAATCACATGGTTTATTTAATTTGGTAGATTTCTTACCCAAGAAGCCTAGTGATGCTGAATTGCGTATCATTAAAGAAATGTTCGAAGCCTCAGTAGATGGACAAGAATACGATCCAGATCGTTGGGGTGCATATTACCGTCCATATGGAATGAATTTACCTGCAGGATCAACTTCGGCCGAAACATCAGCGCCAGTACAAACGAAAAGCGCAGCCGTAACCGCTCCCGTAGCAGAAAGTTCAGCACCATGGGAAGACGAACCTGCACAAGCAAGTCAACCAGTTCAAGTTCCAACCAAGCCTAGTGTTGGCGCTGACAAAGCACAGGACATCTTAGCCATGATCCGTGCCCGTCAGACAAAATCTAACTAAGAAGGTGTAGGGGGCCTAGTGCCCCTACCTTAGGAGAAAACAATGACTTTACCCGATGAAAGATATAAAGCAATCAAGCAGGGTCGTAAGCTTTTAGAAGAATTATGTGATCCAGGTAAGACTCCAAGAGTACCTAGTATAGTTAGGGAAAGAGCCAGGGGAGCACTAAGACATTTTCCAAATGATTATGAACTTGAAAAATTAGCAGACCAATGTCCTGATATACTTGACAAGATTGCTTTTGCTGATAAACTAGCAAGTATGAATGGATTACACAAATAGACGGAGAACAGTATGGTAAAAACAATTAAGATTAACGAAAGCTTTTCGTTAAATTATAGTAGCCGTGAGGCAGATAGTGGTGATACAGTAATGGACTGTAATATTAATTTTGATAACCCTAGAGATGATAGCACAATCATCCATAGACTTAACACTTGGCTAAAGGCTATCGGTCGTGCAGATATTGTAGTTGAGCCAAAAGAACATCCGAAGGGAGTCAAGTAATATGGCAAAACCATTTGATATTAGTAAATTTAGAAAAGATATAACTAAGTCAATTGAAGGACTTAGTATTGGTTTTAATGATCCAACAGATTGGATTAGTACAGGAAATTATGCTCTCAATTATCTCATTAGTGGTGATTTTAATAAAGGTGTACCTCTTGGTAAAGTTACTGTCTTTGCCGGAGAGTCAGGATCAGGAAAATCATATATCTGTTCAGGAAACCTTGTTAGGCATGCACAACAACAAGGAATCTATGTCGTTCTTATCGACAGTGAAAATGCGCTTGATGAAGATTGGTTACACAATCTTGGAGTTGATACAAGCGAAGAAAAATTATTAAAACTTAATATGGCAATGATTGATGATGTTGCCAAAACAATTAGCGAGTTTATTAAAAACTACAGGGCAATGAATGAAGATGACAAACCTAAGGTACTTTTTATTATTGATAGCCTTGGTATGTTGCTCACTCCTACAGATGTTAATCAATTCGAAGCAGGTGATATGAAAGGTGACATGGGTCGTAAACCTAAAGCACTTACCGCACTTGTAAGAAACTGTGTTAATATGTTTGGTAGCCATAATGTAGGTCTTGTAGCAACTAATCACACTTACGCAAGTCAGGACATGTTTGACCCTGATGACAAGATTAGTGGTGGTCAAGGCTTTATTTACGCAAGTAGTATTGTTGTAGCTATGCGTAAACTAAAACTAAAAGAAGATGAAGATGGCAACAAAGTAAGTGATGTACTTGGTATCCGTAGTGCGTGTAAAGTTATGAAAACAAGGTACGCAAAACCTTTTGAAAGTGTTCAAGTAAAAATTCCTTACAGTACAGGAATGAATCCTTATAGTGGTTTACTTGACTTATTTGAAAAGTCAGGGTTACTTACTAAAGAAGGTAATCGCTTGGTTTATACAACTTTGGATGGAGAAGTAATTAAACAGTTCCGCAAAGGTTGGGAAACTAATAGTGATGGATGCTTAGATAAAGTAATGACAGAGTATAATCAAAAATCAACAAAAAACATAAGTAATGTAACAGCCGAGGAGGAAGTTACAGAATGAGTTTAAGTATCGTAAGTGAGGTATGGGAAGCATTACGCCAGCATATACAGATGGCTGATAAATCCGATGCCGCTGATGCATTAGTTAATTTACTGATTGATAATGGTTTTGATGCTGATGAAATTAAAGAAAATTTTAGAGGCGACAAAGACATAAGTACCGCATTATCATATTTTTCTGAAAATGAAGATTTATATGAGGATGATGAGTTTGATGAAAACGGATATGACGAGGACGAATGGTAATCAATGAATTGGTATACAAAAATTACCCAAGATATTTCTACATTACCCGATTTTATAACACATTATGAAAATGAACTAAACTCAGCAAAAAAGGAAGTAAAAGTATATGGCAATGTTGAAAAGAATATTGCCTCACTTCCTGGTATTACAGAGCACCGTTTTAATCAATAACAAGAAATTGAAGCGGTGCTACATTACATGAATCTACAATTGCGTAAAACACGCAGAAAGTATTTTCAAAAATATTTAGAAAACTACGCAAGGGCATTAACTAGCCGTGATGCTGAAAAATATGTTGACGGTGAACAAGAGGTTATTGACTACGAAACATTAATTAATGAAGTAGCATTACTTCGTAACCGTTGGTTAGGTATTATGAAGGGCCTTGATAGTAAGCAATGGCAACTAGGACATATTGTAAGGCTTAGAACTGCTGGTATGGAAGATGTTAGTGTTTCCTAGTATTGCCATAACTTATTAATTTACTACCAGGAACATCTTCAGGTTTTAAATATCGCCAAGGATCAACAACAATACTACCTGGCAATATATCACAATAAAATCTTTGTTGTGTCTTTAAATGTTTTAAACCTGTATTTCCGTATGTAGTTGGGGCATGATGAGCCATAAGTATAACACCATGTATTTGTGGGTGAAAATCATTTGTTAAAGGATCGACATAATCAACTTTCATACCGAGTTCATTAATGTAATGTGCTATTAATACACTACAACTTCCTTGTGTATAAGGTACAGATGGTTTATATGCTTTACCATGTATCCATATTTTAAGGTTATGTTCTTTCGCTAAGTTTACTAAACGCTCCGCTATATTTTTTGATTGAATTTCTCTGGCATGCATTATAGCATCAAATAAATCGTAATTTAGTTGTAAGTCATTACTTAACCATCTTAGTGCTATATTATCTCTAGGGTGACATGCCCCACTATCTCCTAGACCAGCTTTCATATAACTTGGACCCATAATTCGCATATTACTTTGACTTAACGCATTAGTTACAACATCAACATTCATATTTCCTAATTTTTCTGCAACATCTTGGATCATATTTACTAATCCTATCTTTGCACTAATAAATGTATTATAAAATATTTTAATTGCTTCAGCCTCTTCCCAAGTACCGACTTCGTATCTAGGATCATTTTGCATAAGAGGTTTGTAAAAATTAATCAATAATTGAGCATCACCAGTAACACTACCGTCTTCCGTTCCAATTATTACCATTTCAGGATTAATCATATCCCATGCTACACTACCCATAGCAATTAAATATGGATTGTAAATAAATCTTGCATTTGTTATAAGCGGTTCTAACTGTTTTCTAACGGTGCCAGGTAAAACTGTTGAAATAAGTACAACTAGTTTAGATTTATCAACATATTGATTTACTTCTGATAACACTTGTTTGGCTATTGAATAGTCAAAGTTTTTTGGTTCTAAATGACAGCTAGGGGTTTCTCCGCCATATTCTTCTACATGAGGTGTGGGTACTGCGATAAAAATAAGTTCTCCAAATTCAACCGCTTCTTTGATTGTAACCTGTTTAATTTTTTCACTGGTAAATGGAACAACATCATACCCAACAACTTCATAAAGATTTGCCATTTCTTCAGCACAAGGCAAACCTAACTTACCACACCCAATTATTGAAACTTTCTTTATCATATAGTATCCTTTGGAATATTTATTGGGAGATTAAGATGTTGAATAATTTATTGTCTTAGTGTATAATCTTATTCTCTAAGGAACAATTATGACATTTCAGATTCAAAATATATATAGTGGACAACATGGTACTGTGCAATCACTTGACTTAAGTAACTTAGGTAATATTATTTGGACAGATCCAAAAAAAATAGAAATTGCATCTTATAAAGTTGTTGAATTAAAAATGGATATTCTTGTTTTAAGTAGTTGTTTGTATAGAAAAACACAAGAAAATTACATAGAATTTAAAGGCTGCTCTGTTTTAGACAAAAAGGTAGAAGAAAACATTATAGAACAAGATTATGTTTTAGCATCCAAAATGAAAGATTTTTATAGCAAAAAATTTATGATGCTAACACTAAAAGAAAAATCACTTTCAGCATTCAGAAAGGATTTGATAAGACTAATCAATACTGAAAATTTTGTCTACAAAGATGATGCTATAAAAATTGCCCATAAACTCCCGTGGTTTTATCACTATGATATTGGTATGGTAGAATTGTTTAAAGATACTAGTATTCCAAAAGAAAAATATACTAACAGTAAAGTAAAATTAAAGTTTGAGAAAAAACTTGATCCATCAAGAAAAGGATTTTCACAATATAATTACTTTTTTAAAAATGAAAATAATACTGTCTATTGTTTTCCTATTCAAAAAAATAATCCATTACTGCATCTGTTTGAACATGAGATTTTTAACCATGAAGTTTGTATAGAAGGTAAATTTTTTCTAAATAACAAAGATGGATATAATTACTATAACTCAGCAGATTGGAAATTAATTTATGAAAATTATAGTGTTAGGTGATAGTTGGGCAATGGGTGAATGGGGAAGATCATTATACAATGATAACCCTGCAATAACACATAACGGACTATCGCAATATTTAGAAGAAGATGGGCATGAAGTTATTAGAGCGACTCTAGGAGGTCAATCTAACACATCTATTTTAGATTTATTAGAACAAAAGTTAGAAGAAATTGGATCAGTTGATTTTGTATTTTGGTTTCAAACTGATCCTATGCGTGATATTTTGTTTAGAACAGAAAAAAAGTTTGAAAATAAAATAGGATATAATGAGAGAACCGAAGCCTCAAGAGTCAAGATTCATTTAGAATTTGATATTAAAAGATCAAATTATGAAGATATAAAAAGCTATAAAGATGTAATCAATAAAAACTTATTTTACTTAAAACAAGCTTATGAAAAAGGCCATAACATTGCAGAAAGATTTGGTATCAAAATACACTGTATAGGTGGTCTTGGGAAACTAAACTTAGAACTAATGAAACCATATTCTAGTTTAGTGCCACTTATTGAAAGTTTACTAGAATTTATATATCCGAATTTGGAAAGCCCTGAGTTTACAAGTCTTAATAGTTATTGGAGACAAATATTACTTGAAAAAGTAGAATTTGATAGTGAAAGTATTGACTACTTTTATAAGCAATACGAATTGGATCAACTAATGCAAACTGAAATGTGCAGGGAATATTTTTATCCAGATGGTACGCATCCTAACAGAAAAGCACATAAAGTAGTCCATAACCAAATTAAGAAAATACTTAACATTTGACTTGACAATAATTCCGTATTCTGCTATACTACGGAAATGATAAAAAACAGCAGAAAAACACCGAAAATTGCATAAAAAATGTGCAATTAGTAGGTTGACAATAATTCCATTTTCTGTTATACTAGCATTTGTTCACTGACAAACAAGGAATTTCTGATGAGTACGATTCTTGTCAAATTTGGCGAATATAGAAATCAACCAGTAGTTAATACTAAGTTTACCCTTGTCAAGGGTTTTCAAACTGGTAAAAAAGGTAACTATATTACTGTTAAAAATGAGGGTCAATTTGCCATTAACATTGACAATGTTAAGGTAAAATTGAATAATATTAGCGATTTTGAATTTATTGATGGAGATGTTGAATTGCCAAAAACTGTAGAATTTAAAAAAGTATCTACCCCTGTAGAAACTGATGAGGAAGCAATGAACCGAATTGCTACCCGTTTTGGTATTTTGGATGAGATGAGTAAAGCATGTATTCAAGGTGATATCCGTGCTATGATTGTCTCAGGCCCACCTGGTGTAGGTAAATCATTCGGTGTTGAGACCCAGCTTGAAAAGGCTGCACTTTTTGACAAACTTGCAGGTAAGCGTGTCCGTTTTGAAATTGTCAAAGGTGCTATGACCCCTATCGGTTTGTATTGCACTTTGTATAAGTACAGTGATCCAAAAAATGTACTTGTTTTTGATGACTGCGATTCAGTATTTCAAGACGACCTCGCACTTAACATTCTAAAGGCAGCATTGGATTCAGGCAAGCGTAGGCGCATTTGCTGGAACAGTGATAGTGCTATGCTACGCCGTGAGGCTGTGCCCGATCAGTTTGAGTTTAAGGGTTCGGCAATTTTTATTACTAACTTGAAGTTTGAGAACCTCAAGAGCAAAAAATTGCAGGATCACCTCGAGGCTCTTCAATCCCGTTGTCACTTTCTTGACCTTACAATTGATACCGAGCGTGATAAAATTCTACGCATCAAACAGGTACACCGTGATACTGATGGTGGATTGTTTAAAGATTATGATTTTGATGCTGACCAAGGTGAGCAAGTGTTGAGTTTTATGGAACTTAATAAAACTAAGCTCCGTGAGTTGTCATTGCGTATGGCACTTAAGATTGCTGACCTTGTAAAAGTGTCACCCAGTAACTGGAAAATTTTGGCAGAATCTACAGTTATGAAGCGTACATAATTTGTCAGTGGTACTTTTAGGGGAACTTAGTTCCCCTTTTTTTGCCTTGTGCTATTGCTTTTCTTAGTCATCAGTGTATAATATTACGATGAACTTTTTATCGGCAGAAGAACTAATTACTTGGTTAGCTAATGACCAAACTATATCATTAAGTAGATATGACAAAAAGTTTTTTCAAAATATTTTGTATATCATACTTGATAAAAATGAAATTACAACTAATCAGTTAAAGTTGTATGAGCGTTTACTGGACAAATATAAACGACAATTTTATAAGCATAAAATTAATACGATTGAGTTACAAAACTTACCTTGGAAAAAAACCAAGATTGTACAAAGTGCTCCTACATTCACTGAACCAAGATTTGAATTACATGATGATAAGTTGTACTTATATTCGCCCTTTAATAAAAAATTTATAGAACAAGTTCATAAACATAATATCATTAAGATTGAATGGAAAAAGGAAGAAAGGCGTTATGAAGCACCTTTTTATACTATAGGTTTTAAATTATTACTTGCAATTACGCAATCAGTATTTTCAACAATACATTTTGATGAGCAACTTGAAAAAGTAATGCTGGAAGCAGAATTGGATGGGGATTATTTTGAACCAACTGTAGTTGAAATTGATAATCATCTTTATATTGCAGGCACTAATCAAGTTTTAAATGAAGCAATAAAACATATTAAACTTGAATATACTTTACCTTGTTTTGCCAATTTAAGACAATACGGTATTTCTTTTAGCCCAAAAGTAAAAGATAAGATGATAAGTATGTATAGTGCTGAAGATTATAATTTTGCAGTTAGTGACACAATAAAGTTTGATGTAAATAATCCTGAACATTTTAAAAGGCTAAAAAGTATCAATTGTGATTTAGTAATTGTATTTGGATTGTTAAGAAACATGATGGTACCAAAGTTTGATATACCTGTACATGTAATTAATAACTACTTTATTGCTGATGAAGATTTTAATAAAATTGTAGCTGACAAACAAATGGTAGTTTGTCTTACCTATAACAATGCGTTGGATCAGTGTAAAGTTGCAAAGTATTTACAGTTAGTTAACTCAGCCATTCCAAACATATAAGATAATGTATCAAGCAAAAATAATAGTTAAAGATGAAGTCAATCTAAAAATTGAAGGACTAGAATTAACCACAAGAAAAAGGTTAATGAAATTGCATGAGTATGAAGTACCTTATGCAAGATACCATCCTAGCGTTAGGTTAGGTAGATGGAATGGTAAAATTCCCTTTTTTACACTGGGTGGCTCAAGTTATGTAAATTTATTGCCAACTATCATACCTGTACTTGAAGAAGAACATTACGATATAGAAGTTATAGATAATAGAACATATCAACAATCAATTCAGTTACCTGTTATAAATGAAAACTCTTTTATAGACAAGTTATGGCCTAAAGGACATCCACAAGCGGGTACACCAATTGTATTGCGTGACTATCAAGTGTCCATCATAAACAATTTTCTTACGAATTATCAATCGGTACAAGAAGTTGCTACAGGTGCAGGCAAAACAATTATGACTGCTGCTATGAGTAAGTCTGTTGAACACTATGGTCGTAGTATTGTTATTGTCCCAAACAAAAGTTTAGTTACACAGACTGAAGCAGATTATATAAATTTAGGATTAGATGTAGGTGTGTACTTTGGAGAACGAAAAGAATTTGGTAAACAACATACAATTTGTACTTGGCAAAGTCTAAACAACTTACTTAAAAATACAAAAGCAGGTGAGGCAGACATAACCATACAAGACTTTGTTGAAGATGTAATTTGTGTAATTGTAGATGAGGTACATATGGCTAAAGCAGATGTACTTAAAACATTGTTAACCTCTGCATTTTCACATATTCCAATTCGTTGGGGTCTAACTGGTACTATTCCAAAAGAAAAGTTTGAAAGCGAAGCAATTTTTGTTAGTCTTGGTCCTGTAATCAATAGATTATCAGCAAGTGAGTTACAGGATAAAGGAGTACTTGCAAGCTGTCATGTAAATGTGATACAATACGAAGATAATTTAGAGTTTACAAATTATCAAAGTGAGTTGAAATTCTTACTTGAAGATAAGAAAAGGTTGGATAGTATTGCACAGCTTATTCTTTCAATAAAGGATAATGGCAATACATTGATTTTGGTTGATAGAATTAATGCAGGTAATGAGTTAGTTAGTAGACTACCAAACAGTGTGTTTATAAGTGGTGAAACAGCGTTAATAGAAAGAAAAGAAGAATATGATGAAGTTGCAGTTAGTAGCAATAAGATTATTGTGGCGACTTATGGTGTGGCCGCTGTGGGTATTAATATCCCTAGGATTTTTAATTTGGTTCTTATTGAGCCCGGAAAAAGCTTTGTTAGGGTTATACAATCAATTGGGCGAGGCATTAGAAAAGCAGAAGATAAAGAATTTGTTATGATATATGATATCACAAGCACCTGCAAATTTGCTAAAAGACATTTATCAAAGCGTAAAGCATTTTATAAGGAAGCTAAGTATCCTTTTTCAATATCAAAGCAACAATACTAATGGATCACATTTACAAATACATTAACAATTATCTACACAAACCTGTTGACACAAACTCAGTATTTGTTGAGATAGGAAGTGAAAGGGAAGATGGTAGCACATCACATATTGCAGAATTGGCTAAAAAATATTTAGTAGACTTTCATTCTGTAGATGTTGAAATTGAAAAAAAATGTCACTACGATAACATTATATGGCATACTGAAAAAGGGTCAGTATGGTCTAACAATTACAACAATTTAATTGGTAAACCCATAAGCATGTTGTTTTTAGATAATGTTGACTATAATTATAATATAGTAAATGATTCAACAATTGAAGAAAGAAAATCTTTTTGGATGAAACAAAAGGTAGAATACGGACAATTTTTAAATGATGACCATACTGTGCCAATTGAAGAATTAAAAAAATTTAGAGAGAAACG